CAAGACGTTATCTTGGTTACCACTTCCGACAGATAATGCCCCTTCAATCCATGGTAGATAGTCTGGCAAAATTTGCTTTTTAAATGCGGCTTTGCGTTCGGTCGATTGGATGTTTTTCAAATCCTTTCGATGTCTCGCAAGAATGCGGCACATTTTTTCGTATTCCGTGAAGTCGCTTAGATCTTCGGTTTCTGCCGCATTAGCAATAGCGGCAGAAACTTCCAGAAAATGGCGTTTGGTTGGGCGCATTATTGATTCCGTTATGCTGCCACAGACGAAATAGGCTCAGGAGCCTCAAGAATCGTAATATTTTTCGCCATAGCTACTGCCTCGTAGTTTTCCACAACATAGGCTTCGTTTGACGATAAATAATCTTCCACACGATTGCGTTCTGGCACATCTTTTAAGTGACGGCGCACTTTGCCTTCCTGCACGTAGATTGACAAGTTGTCTAGCGATGTGACTAACACTGTGCCTTTCGGGAAGAATGGAACAGATACGGCTTGTAACCCGCCCACACGTTTTTGGCTAATGACGGTGTCGCCTGCCAAAATTTCGCTTGGTTTTTCTTGGTTAATTAATGGGAAATATTTATCAGCTAATAAGTCGCTACCCATGATTGCAACCAATTTTGTGTCGTCACGGTATTGTGCTGGAATGAAATCTTCTTTTAATGCAAAGACAAGGGCATCAAGGTTTTTATAGGTTTTACCTGCACCGATTTCGATTTTGCCACTGCTTTTTTCAATTTCTTTTAACACACGGGCTTTGGCTTTATCTTCGATTTGGAATAACCAACCCTTATTCACATCTTGCAATAATGGATGTTCAGTGCGGTTTGTGGTTGCGGCTGCGCTTGTGCCATTAAAACCGATCATGATACGGTCTAATGCAATGCGTTCGGCTTTGAGTTTGCCCACACGTGCGGCAAAATCGGGGAATTTTGCCCAACTGTCTAAGGTTGGATAATTTAAATGCGTGTCAAAATTGGTTTGTTCGCAAGAATAGGTGTTTTCTTGCAAGCTGTGAATGTCTGTAGTTTCACGTGCTTTGGTATTAGTGTCAGTACGGCTTGCCACAGGCGAGAGCACACCTAAACGTAATGCGGAACCTTTCATTTCTTGCACCATCACGACATTGATGCGTTTTAAGAAATCAGAACTCTCAAGCACGGCATTTTCTAATTTTTGTTGAATAGTTGGCTCAACGGTAAACTGACCGCCATTCGCAACGAATGCCACATCTTCGCCGTTATCTTGTGCAACACCAGAAAGGTAAGCATTAAATTTTTGTTTGGTAAATTTATTCATTTGGTTTTTTCCTACGATAAATTAAAAGAAGCGGCCGTCAGTTTCAGGTTGTTCACCGTAAACTAAAGGGCGAGGATTTTCGGGTTCAACAGGCTTTTTGAGTTCTGCAAAGGTTGCTTGGATTTCTTCATTACCCGCTTTCATTTCTTCGATTTCAGCTTTTTGTTTGGCTAAATCGTCAGAAAGTGCGGTTAGTTTTTCCAAGGTTTCTTTGGTTTGCTCGGCTAAAAGCTCAATGGCTTGTGTTTGATCAGCAAAGCGTTCATCGTCTGATTTTTCTTTTTTCGCAAATAAGCCTTTGATTTTTTCAAAGATGCTTTGTGTTTCTTCCACAAATTCCAATTCAGTTTCAATAGCGGCAGTGAAAATGTTGTCTGCTTTTAACTTGCGGGCATTTAAGCCATTGTGCGAGAAACTTAACATTTCTGTGCCTAGGCTCGCTGGATTGTCAGTTACGGCTAAACCAACGAGATAGGCTTTGCCTGTATTTGCAAAATTGGTGTCAATTTCTACGGAGGTGTAAACTTTTTGCCCTTCTTTGTTTAAGGCAATAAGTGCATCAGTTGGCTGTAATTCAGCTAAAAGTTGTAATTTGCCGTCTTCACGTTCTTCTGCTTTCACGGCTAATACATCACCAAAGCAATGAGAATTTGCTAGTTCTGGCATGTATAAGGAGAATTTGATGTGGTCGAGATTGATACGTGCACCATAGGTGTTTTTTGGATCGTAACTTTCGGCTATTTCTTCAATCCAGTTGCGTTGAATGGTGCGGTCATCTGTAGTGGCACCTTCTGTTGCAACAATGACCCATTTAGATTTTTTTGCCATTGGTTGTCCTTTCTGTGGTTGGTTTGATTCAATGATTATCGCTATTCTGAAAGGTTTAATTTTGGTGGTCTATGAGTTGCTTTTGTTGTATGCCGATTCACAGAGCAAGCGGAAAGACTAACATTCGCCCCCTTTCTATTATGCGGTTGTAAATAGAAAGGATTAGGAATGGACGAACAAGTTATTAATCAACCTTCCCCCGAAGTGACGGCGGAAATCAAACGTAAAGCACAGCAGATGTATTTCAGTGGTTATAAAATCGCTGAAATATCTCGTCAGCTTGATATTCCTGCATCAACGATTGCCAGCTGGAAAGACAGAGAAAAGTGGGATGATATTGCGCCTGTCGGTCGGGTTGAATTGGCATTAGAGACAAGGTTGAATTTGCTGATTGCAAAAGAAGAAAAGAGCGGTTCAGATTACAAAGAAATTGATTTGCTCGGTCGCCAAATGGAAAGAATGGCGAGAGTGAAAAAGTATTCTTTTGGTGATGGTAACGAAGTAGATTTAAACCCGAAACTGGCGAACCGCAACAAGGGCGACCGCAAGAAAACCGAACCCAATGCCATTGATCAGGAACAAGAAGAATTGCTGATTAATGGCTTTCTTGATGGGATGTTTAATTATCAGCGAATTTGGCACAAGGCGAAAGAACACCGAATCAGAAATATTTTAAAAAGCCGACAAATCGGGGCAACTTACTATTTTGCCCACGAAGCCTTTATTGATGCCTTGACGACGGGGCACAATCAAATTTTCTTATCAGCCAGTAAAAAACAAGCCTTACAGTTTCGCTCGTATATTGTGAACTATGCCAAGCAAACGGCAGATGTAGATTTAAAAGGCGAAACAATCAAACTGCCCAATGGGGCTGAATTGATTTTCCTTGGCACGAACTCCGCCACAGCTCAATCCTACCACGGCAATTTGTATTTTGATGAAGTGTTTTGGGTGCCTAAATTTGATGTGATGCGTAAAGTGGCATCAGGTATGGCGGCTCAAAAGATGTATCGCCAAACTTATTTTTCCACGCCAACCACGATTGCACATCCTGCTTATGCATTCTTTTCGGGCAAGGCGTTTAATAAAAATCGGGCTAAGGCTGATAAAGTCGAAATTGATATTTCTCACGAAAACTTAAAGAGTGGGAAACTTTGTGCCGACCGGCAATGGAAACAGATTGTGAGTATTTATGATGCAATGGAAGGCGGGTGCAATCTATTCAACATTGACGACCTAATCGCAGAAAACAGCAAAGAAGAATTTGAACAATTGTTTTTGTGTCAATTTGCCGATGATAACAGTTCTGCTTTCAAGTTTTCCGATTTACAACTTTGCCAAGTAGATAGCTTGGAAGAATGGCACGATTACAAGCCATTTTATCAACGCCCATTCGGCAATCGTGAAGTGTGGTTAGGTTATGACCCCGCTTTTACTGGCGACCGTGCAGCGTTAGGGATTGTTGCACCGCCGAAAGTGGAAGGGGGAGATTATCGCGTTTTACATAAACAAACTTTTCACGGTATGGATTACGAAACACAAGCAAGCCGCATTAAGCAATTTTGTGATGATTACAATGTAACTCGCATCGTGATTGATAAAACGGGGATGGGGTCGGGCGTTTATCAGGAAGTGAGAAAGTTTTATCCAATGGCGCAGGGCCTAGAGTATAACGCCGACCTTAAAAATGAAATGGTGTTAAAAACACAAAATTTAATTCAAAAACGTCGCCTTAAATTTGATAGTGGAGACAATGACATCGTGAGTAGTTTTATGACGGTGAAAAAACGCATTACTAGCACGGGGAAAATTACTTATGTTTCAGATCGTTCGGAAGATGCAAGCCACGGCGATTTATCATGGGCAATCATGAACTGTATTTTAAATGTGCCTTATGGTTTAGGCGGCGATATATCAAGCAACAAATCAACAATATTTACCTTTGAATAGGATAACCCAATGAGCAAAAACACAAAAAAATCCACCGCACTTTCTACTGGAAATCAAGCACAGGCATTTAGCTTTGGTGAACCTATTCCAGTGCTGGACCGTGCAGAAGTACTGAATTATTTCGAAAGCGTGTTGATGTATGAAAAGTATTACAATCCGCCAATTAATTTAAGTTACTTAGCTAAAGCGTTAAATGCCTCAGCCCATCACAACAGTGCGATTACGGTGAAGAAAAACATTTTACTTTCAACGTGCAAAACAACCGCACTTTTACCACGCACACAGTTAGAAAAACTGGTGCAGGATTACTTAGTATTTGGCAATGCTTATATTGAGAAAACTGTAAATTCGTTTGGAAAGGTTGTCTCGTTAAAATCCCCTCTTGCTAAATATATGCGTGTCGGTGTTGAAACAGGCGTGTTTTATCAGATTGTGAATGGATTTGATGAATATGAATTTAAAAAAGGTTCTGTCTTTAACTTGATTAATCCCGATGTGAATCAAGAGATTTATGGCGTGCCAGAATATTTGGCCGCACTTCAATCTGCTTTTTTAAATGAAAGTGCCACATTGTTCCGCCGTAAATATTATCTGAATGGTGCGCATGCGGGTTCGATTATTTACATGACCGACCCAACACAGAACAAAGATGATATTGAAGCAATCAAAACACAAATCCGACAAACAAAAGGCACTGGCAACTTTAAAAATTTATTTGTGCATATTCCAGACGGAAAGAAAGATGGGATGCAAGTTATTCCATTGTCTGATGCTATTGCCAAAGATGACTTCCTAAACATTAAGAACGCAAGCGGAGC